AACTCAGAATAGTAAGGAATTTCATAACTTTGCACAGGATTAACATTTGTTGTCCATCGTGCAATTCCAGAATATCCTGTATTATAACGATTAGCTCGCAGAGTATCTGCTCTGATGGTATTAAAGTTTGAAACATCAATTGGACGAACTTCATCAGTGCCATTAGTTCGATGTGCATATCTACCTACAGAAAATGTTGAACCTAAAACTCCAGGTACAGGATCTCCAATAGTATTTGTACAATCAGTTGTATAGCGGATTGCTCCACGCCAACCTCCGAAAGCACTTGTTACATAGTTCAGTAACGTCATCTTACCTAATACATATTGAGCTCCTAATGAAGTCGTTGCAATTATATCAGAATCAGCTGGAGTGTATTGCGTATATCCAGCTTGAAAAGGAAACATATTTCTAATGATACTAAAACCAATGTATCCCGTTGCTGGAACTGGTGGAGTAATAATTTCATGCAAAGTGTATCTCTTTAATAAAGATCTAAAAGATAACACTGCTTCTCCAAAATGAATTTTGTTGATAATTCCATCTGCAACACATTTCGGTCCCATGGTTACAAGAATAGAATCATCTTCGATCTTATGTTGAATATCAGATTGTGGTGTCATGATAACATCAGTAAGATAGAAATCAGTGGGTGATCCTACTTCAAAATCATCTCCTGCAGATACAAATACATTAATACTAATATCGTTTGCTAAACTCGAATTAGGTGTAGCAAGTTCATTAACGACATAAACTGATAAGGTTCCATTTCCAAAAGTATCCACAGTAGAAGAATACGAAACAGGAAATTGACCAACACGCATATACGATGATTCTAGTATATTATTAAGAAAAACGTGTTCACGAAAAGGTGTGGTTTGACCCCAACCTACTTCAATTGTGAAATCTTTCATTTTGTCAATATCGACAATTTGCGTGTAAACAGTGTTGTATTCTGCATTTGTTGTTGCAGACACAGGATCATAAACAAATTTCAAACGACCCTTATGATAATCACTTGCAACAACTTGAAACCTATATTTCATAGTACCTTTCCAAAATCTAAAAGGAAAAGTAGCAAAGGCACAAGCTGGAAAATGCAGTTCAGGACTTGCTCGAACATGCACACAAGGATCCACAACAACTGAGAAAAGTAATGACTCAGCTGCAGTACCTGTATTCCAAGGAAATCGCTTAAGATATGATTCTTTA